CATATGGAATCTTATTACGTTTTGCGTATGCATATTCAACATAACCAAATGCACCCTTAAGTCTTTGCACTTGTGCTGCGACGCCTTCGTTACCTTTACCACCTACACCAACTGGCCACTTAACTGCCGTACCTTCACCAACTACTTTTGCAAACTCTGCATTAGCTTTGCCTAAGAAATTTGTCCAAATAAATGTAGTACCTGAACCATCAGCACGATGAACCACAGTGATGTTCATTGCAGGTAAGTTTACACCTGGATTTAATTCTGCAATTGCTTTATCGTTCCACTTTGTAATTTTACCTAGGTGAATGTTTGCAATTACGTCAGGTGTTAATTTAAGTTTTCCTGCGTCAATACCATCAAGATTATAAACTGGTACAACACCACCAATGATTGCTGGGAACTGAACAAGTCCTTCTTTGTCTAGTTCATCTTTCTTCAATGGCATATCACTTGCGCCAAAGTCAACAGTCTTTGCTTTGATTTGACGAATGCCGCCACCACTACCAATTGATTGATAGTTTAAACCAATACCAGTCTGAGCTTTATATGCTTCTGCCCACTTAGCGTAGATTGGAAATGGAAAAGTCGCACCTGCTCCAGTAAACTCTGCTGCTGATGCGACTCCGGTTACTAATAGAGTTAAAACTGCAAATAGTTTTTTCATAGTGTGTGTCTCCTTTTTAAGAAAATTTGTAATTTGCAATAAATATTTAATGGCCGCAATATGACAATTCTGTTACAAAACTCTCTTTTTTGAAAATATTTTATGGAAATTAAACTTGCACTGGACTGGCAGACCGTAAGTGCTAACCTACGTAAGCAACTAAAAACTATTAATTATAACCCAGATTTAAAACAAATGTTGGATAACATTGATAAAATGGTTAATGAATTAAGCAGGGCTGAAGTAGTAGCTAGACAAACAAGACGCACTTATCATCTAGAAAGTCACAGAGAAAAAATAAACAAAGCAATCAATCATTTAGAAAAACTAATACTAATTGCTAAGGTAATGGATTAACAGGCCAAACTACATCATCAAGTGTAGTATATTGGTTTGTAATATCTCTTAATTGCTGTCTATACGTAAGTAATTTAGTGAATTGATTTTCACTTAATGTAGTATTCATACCTAATAATTTTTCTTCTGTATGGCGTGATACCAGCCAATCAGTTGAATTTAAACGCATATTACGCTCATCGGTTAATGTCCAAACATCAAAAACAGTGTTTGCTGCATCTTCATTAATAGCTTCTTTAATTTTATTCCAATTTTTCAGAAGCCATTGTATTTCTTCAGTATGTTCTGTATGACTTTGTTTACCATCACCATAAACTACTGTGTAAATATTTCTTGATGGTTCTAAACTAATTGCTGATATCCCTGTTTTATACGGAAATTTGGTTAATGTGAAAAATGCTTCCATCGATGAAAAAGCATGTTCATCTCCATCAATTCTTGCAGAAAAACTTTCGTTATCATAATCTAATGATATAAAATCGTGTGCCATTTTTTATCCTTTGTATTGTATAAATGCTATTCGAATAGTACCCGGATCATAATTTACACTAGATAAATTAGGTGTAACAGTATGACTGTGAGATACAGTATTAGTACCATGTGGTACACTGGCTAACGTTGCAGGTGTAGCACCAATAATACCTGATCCAATGTGACTGTGATTCCAAATATTTGTTGTAGTAGTACCTGAAACACCAATGTCGTTATTTGTTCCCGTGGATGTATTCCACGCAAGTTGGCTACCAAATCCAACAAAAAAATCTACCATGTTTATTGTACCATTATTTCCATCACATACATACCAACCTGCAGGTAAACTAGTTAATGATCCTTTATACATTATTATAGAATTTAATCCTAAATAACTTTCAAAACTATTTCCCCATGCACTAAGCAATTTTGTTAAAATTGAATTAGCAACAATATTTAAAGTTATATTGTGATTGTGTGTTAGTGAAGTTACATAAGGAAAATTTGTAGATACAACAGTTGCAGGATCAAATGGAAAATTTGTATCAATGTGACTATGTGTTCCACTAACTGCGGTAGTTCTTATATTTGTTATAGTTGTACCTGTACCAGTTGTATTATTTGATACCCCTCCGCGTATAGGTTGATTTTCTGCACCTAATAATGAAAACAAACTTCCAGGTGAATTTTGTGAAAACACAATGCTATTAGGAGGTAATCTTTTTGTTGGACTTATACATTCAATAATTATATATGTCGAATAACTAGCCGGAGTTGGTACACCAATAGTGGCAAGATTTAAACTTGCTATAGTATGGGCGTGTGATCCCGCAGTTCCTAAATTAAACCATCCACCTGGAAACGCTGTGCCAGACGGATTAAATGCAGGACCAAATGAAACTTGACTAGGAAAATGTGATCCTGCAGTTCCTAATGTTGCATTAAGTGTGCCTGATAAACTTGGATTGGATATAGATTCAATTTGCAATTGAGTAGCTGTACCTCTTAAAAAATATCCATCAGCAGCACTATACCGTTGCCAACCTGGTATGCCTGTAAAAGTTTGATTATAAAAAACAAGAGCACCTACTGGAATCTCAGGGGGAGGTACAGGAGGAGGCGGAACGAATGAAAATGTACTGAACGGTGAAGCTGCTGACATTCTTGGCATTTTATCCGCCGTAACTAGTTAATTGTCCTAACACAGTCCAGTTAGATGTAGTTCTAATTAATGTGAAACCTACCACATCAACTGCATTAGCTGTCCCAACAGGTATGACGTTTCCTAACCAGTTAATTGATTGAAATAATCCGTCAATTTGAAATTGATTAGCTATATAAGCACTAACGCCTTGTTGAATTATAATTGGTACAACAATAGTTCTATTTGCTGTTGTAGGTACGTTAGTAAGATTTACTGTAAAATTATTTGCTACATTTGTGTGATAAAAAATTGCCCCTGTCTGAAAGTTATGTGTAACCGTACCTGAAGCATTAACTTTTTGATTTAAAATATCAGTTGTTTGTTGGAACGTTGCTATGTTAGCAAAGTTAGTAACATTAAGATTTGTTGTTCCTGCTACTGATAGTGCGCTGGTTGTTGTAACATTACCGGTTGAAACATTTGCTGCGGTTAGATTACCCCCAATACTTAATGTCCCTGTAACATTTCCGCCAGTAGAAGTTACTATAAATTGTGTAATACCGTTCGCTGATATTCGTACATTTGCATTCGCTTGAACTATTACATTACTATTACCATTTATAATTTGTGTGTTTGCCGGTACACTTACATTACTAAGGAATCCACCATCACCACTAAAGAAATTAGCTACTGCGAGATTACCTAAATTAGCATTACCAACACGTAGATTTCCAGTGACATTTGCCGTTGATGTAACAGTTACATTAGTGAATATAGCACTATTTGGTACATTAGCGCCAATGTTTCCGTTAAAAGCACCAAAGAAGTTTGCATACACATTTGGTGCATTAATATTGCCATTGACAGTAAGAGATAGTAAATTACCAACACTTGTTATATTTGGTTGACTTGTTGTAGTGAGTGTACCAGCGATAAATGTAGTATTAATATTTGCAGCATTAGCAGTACCATTTTTAGTAACACTAAATCTACTTACATTGCCTACTTGTAAGTCAATTAATAAACTGTCTAAATTACTATTATTGTCTGTGATATTTTGACGTATGCCTGTAAATAATTGATTTACATTATTCCATGTCTGTCTAAATTGAACAGGGCTACTTGAATTCAGTGCTGTAGTATTGACTATAAGATTAGTTAAGTTACCAACACTTGTTATATTTGGTTGTGCATTTATAGTTACTCTACCTGCAAAGTTTGCGATATTTGCGGTGTTGGCTACACTCACAGTATTTGCAAAAGTTGCGAAGTTTGCTAGTGCAACTTCACTAACGTTCGCACCATTTATTGCAGATAATCTACTACCACTTCCTTGAAAGAAATTTGCAACAACTAAATTTCCTAATGTGGCATTACCAGCTGATACATTACCTGCAATAGTTACAGCATTGCTTACTGAATTAAATGTGAAACCATTTGTCGCACCCAATACACCATCATTGTTAAACAAAACATGTGTATTACTACCAGGTAAATTTATATTACCAGTAACATTACCTGCAATATTACCAACGAACCAATTAGCACTTACAACATTACCTAATGTTGCGTTCCCTGAATTTATATTACCGGTAACACTTAAACTTGTTAAAGTTCCTACACTTGTTATGTTTGGTTGTGAACTATCGACTACTGTATTAGAGGTGGCAGCGTGTGTGGCTGAGGTGGCATTCTGAGCGTTGCCTGCATTATCAGCATAAAATGCGTTTGCTACTATTCCTGTTATATTTCCTGCTTGTATATTGCTTAAATTATTTCCACTACCTATAAAGAAATTCGCACTTGCAGCATTACCTAAATTAGCATTATCTGATCTTATGTTTCCGCTTACACTAAGACTGGTCAACACTCCAACACTTGTAATGTTAGGTTGTGCATTAGTAATTACTGTACCTGCAGTAGTAGCATTACCTAAAAGATTAGCAGTGATAACGTTGGCTGAAAAATTATTATTACTATTGCGAACAACAATCGTGTTCGCTGTATTTGCTGAATCTGTTGCAAAGCCTTGTAATAAATTTGCATTCAAATTAGCAACTAAAGTATTACTACTAACTATGAAGGGTGCATTACCTGTAACTAGATTAGATATAAATCTTCCTGTAGTAAAAATATTACCATTACTAATTAAATTACCAGCATTTGAGTAAAGTGCCACATTGTTGATTAATGCACCATTAGCAGACAAATACAGATAATTATATGTTTGGTTACTAGCACCAAGATTAAATGTATTATTTGCGTTTGGTAGAATGTTACCATTTATATTACCAAGTATTGAAAGTCCGGACAATATTCCTAAACTAGTAATATTAGGCTGTGATGCCGTTGTTAACGTCCCTGTAAAAAAGTTGGCTGCAGCAACATTGCCTAAACTAGCATTTCCAGAAGTAATATTACCTGAAACGCTGATATTTCCTGTATTCGTATTACCAGATACTGTTACACCGTTAAGTGTTCCTACACTTGTTATGTAGGGTTGGCTAGCAGTTGTTATGATTGCAGCGACATTGGTTGTTTGAAGTGTGCTATTGCCAGTAAAAAATCTAAGATTTTGATCTGCTGTAAAAACACCGCCTGTATTGAATTGTATTTCTGTAGCATTTCCTGCAGCAGACTGTGCAGCCTGAGCTACCCAAGTTAAATTTCCAGCACCATCAGTTTGAATTATATAATTTGCAGATCCGCCGGTAATCCTAACATTACCAATGTTTCCTAAATCTGCAAGATTGGTGACTGTTAAGTTGGGCGTTTGTAAAAACGGAAGAGTGATTCCAGTAGGTACAAATCCTATTCGATTCCAGACCCCGTCGGTCGAATTATATTCATACAGAATACCATTGATTTCTACTTGCTGTCCATTGGTGGGTGATACTGGCCAAGTCATTTAAAGTTCCTCATCTATGTATTTAGTGGTTTTATTTCTTAGACAGTTTTGGATTTCCCAAGTAAATTGTACTCTTACTGGACATATGCTAAGTATTAATTCGCTGCTAATATATGAGCATAGGAGAAAACAATGGCTGGTCGTAATTTCTTGTTTGTACCTGGGCCTACAAACATCCCTGATCGTATTATGAGAGCAATGATGGTGTCTATGGAAGACCATCGCTCTCCAAAGTTCCCTGAACTTTCTGAACAATTATTTCCAAAATTAAAGAAGGTTTTCCGTACCCATTCAGGAACACCCTTTATCTTCCCTTCATCAGGCACAGGATGCTGGGAAGCCGCAATAACAAATACACTAAGTCCTGGCGACAAAGTTTTAGCTGCACGATTTGGTCAGTTTAGTCATCTATGGATAGAAATGTGTTTAAAACATGGACTAGACGTACAAGTGGTAGACTGTGAGTGGGGAACAGGTATTCCGGCTGCTAAGTTTGCTGAAATACTAGCAAACGATAAAAATCAAGAAATCAAAGCAGTGTTAGCATGTCATAATGAAACTGCTACAGGAGTCACATCAAGTATCAGTGAGGTACGCTGGGCACTTAACGAATGTGATCACCCTGCATTATTGTTCGTTGATTGTGTAAGTTCACTTGGTTCATTAGATTTTAAATTTGATGAATGGGGTGTTGACATGGCTGTGACAGGATCGCAGAAAGGATTCATGTTACCTGCTGGATTAGGTATATTATGTGCTAGTAAAAAGGCGTTGGATAAAACCAAATCTGCAAAATTATCACGCAGTTACTTTGATTTAACTGATATGGTTAATTCTAATGCTACAGGATACTTCCCATATACACCTGCACTTTCATTACTATATGGACTTGCAGAAGCACTTAATATGATCGAAGAAGAAGGTCTAGATAATATTATTAAACGCCATCACTATCTTGCAGAAGGTGTTCGCCGTGCAGTAATCGACGGTTGGCAACTTGAACTATGTGCTAAAGATCCTAAATGGTATAGTGACACAGTATCAGCAATTATGGTACCTGAAGGATTCAATGGTAGTGATGTTATTAGTAGAGCATACAAACGCTATAACCTATCATTAGGTGCAGGACTTAGTAAAGTAGCAGGTAAGCTTTTCCGCATAGGTCATCTAGGTGATATGAATGAAGTACACTTGATGGCTGCTATAGCTGGAGCAGAAATGGCTATGCTTGATACTGGTATTAAAGTCATCCCAGGTAGCGGTGTCGCCGCTGCTAGTGAGTACTGGCGAAATAATTAACAATTTAGAAATGTTTCAATTTTGAAAATGTTGCTTTTTAGCAACATTTTTTTTGGTTGACGATAAATCCGTTTGGTGCTATACTATCGGTATAGTGATTGATAAGGAGTTATTAAATGTTTAACTTTTTTATTGAGTTTGACGATGGCAATGCTATTATTAAGCATAATTTAACACAAGCGCAAGCCAAAAAGCATTACAAAAATTACAACAAAAATCCAGCAAATAACGCTAAATCTTGGGGCTGGGA